GCTTCGTTTAACATCTGAAGGTGGAGAACTGGGTATACGTACTGCCATGGTTGTTTAACATCGGTGGCCACCTCGGCCTGCCACTCGGGATTACCTGCCGACTTATGGGTAATGAAACCCGATGCGACCGGACTTACCTCCGTGGTGCCTTTCGTGGACTTATCCCTCGTTGCAACGCCCCTCTTGATACGTACTCCATGTTCCTTCCTCCCCTGTTGCGGCTCCGGCTCCCTGTGTGTGTCCCTCCAACCGACCTTAGCCCCTTCCTAGCTCTGCAGGGCTCGCTTCTCCCCCGTGCTACCTAGCCACATCACCGCACCACACCCCAGGCTCCGGGTACCACGTGCTCCTTTGGGCTCAATTCTACGGTATCATTGCCCTAGGACCAGTATGTGGCCTTCTATGCCCAGTTACCTGAGTTGTCTGCAACGTCTTGGCGTTCCCTCCGCTCCGGCGTGTTACGCGCAAGCAGCTCTACTTTCCGTCCAAGTAGAGATGGCTAGACTCCAAGACACCGGGAAAATCAGCATCCTCAATAATGGTGCTCTGGGCACCATTAAATCCACTGAAGTCCGGCACCAAGGTTTGCTCTAGCCTCACCTGCTGATCCGGACTGATGCCGAACGCCCGAGCGAACGACAACCTTGTCTCAGCCGAGATCGGTGTGTCCTTGACAGCCTCCTTCATCCGGTTCAGAACCTCGAGTTGATGAAACTCGAGGTAGTCACGCGGCTCTGGAAGATCCTTGGACCAGGACAATTGTGCCCTAGCCTTACGGAACCAAGGTCCAAGTACGGGAACGCCCTCGTTGAGGAGCATCTCAGCGTGAGCTACCAGCTTCAGGAACCGCAACCCAAAGTTACGGTGCTCCAGATGCCGGTGACTACTAAAGGTGTTGGAGAGCACCTTGTAGACTTCCCGCACCATCCTCCACTTGCCTGCGACCTTTACCGGATGCGATTGACCGAACGTCACTTCCTCCGGAGTATACGCTATAGCACCTAGCGTCATCTCCTGCGGAGTCAGAAGTGTGCAGACCGCGCTAAACCGCTCGCGGACCTGGTGTACATACTCATGCGGCATGAAGAGGACAGCATTGTCACCGTCCACCAACATGTCATATTTGAGCCCCGGGATTTCACGACGCAATTCACCCATTACAGTTTCAATAGTCGCTATACATATGAGCGTATTGCCCATTCCTGTATTGAAATCACCTGAAGCTCTACAACCCTTACGACGATACTTGATCCCCCCAGCAGTGCAGCCAACCAGCTCCAACTGGCGCTCCAACAACCTGTTGAGGTTCTCGTCTCCCGGGTAAGCACTTCTGTACACCCTGTGCTCATAGGTCAAAGACTCCTGGGTACAATGAGCCTCGAATGCGCTGCCATCCACCTCGAACGCAACGCCATTCGGCATACCCTCCATCTTTTCCACTATAAGCTCTGCTCGCTCAAACGAATTGAGGCCTTTCCCCACGACCCTCGATCTTGCAACACCAGGACATACGCCCTTCAAAACCCGCCAAAGGTAATGCTCCAGCGGCTTGAGGTACGTAGCCAGTTCCAGGTTATACCTCGGATCTCTGGCATTTATTATTCTGGGCTTCGTAGGCTTGGCGAATGGATTGACCTTCTCCGCCTTGACAAACGAGTTCAGATAACTGTCCTTCCTGGTCCACGGCTCCTCTATGAGAGACTGACGCGCCCTACTGTACTTCTCTTTCATCTTGCCACTATAGGACGAGACTACTTGTTCATAGGTCAGACGCTGCACCCCAGACTTCCGCGCCACGCCCCAGAGCGGACGAAAAGCATTCTTGAACTTGCGATCGTCCTCTGGGTGAATCGGTGTCTTCCCGAGAGTTCGCAGCTTAAGTGCCGCCAACTCGTTATGGACACACGGCGTGTGTACACTAGGAACCCATGCCCCAATTACGGACGGGACATGGGCCCTAATCAACCTCCTCCTCTTACTCCCGCAGTCCGAGTGCTTCAGCCCTAACTCAGTCGGCACGGTCACTACAGCATCTTCGCGGAGCTCAACTTGCTTGTCTCCTACGCAGATACCGAGTCCGACGCTGCTAAGGCCGTCCTACTTGGTCCGCAGTGTAAGCGGGTTTGGTCCGGGCAACTTGCTCCATTGGCGGTGTACGAAGGCCTTGATAGCGTACCACCTACCTGGATGCAAGTGACCTGCAGCAAATCTTGCGGAGTAATCCACAGTCATCACACCTCGCCATAGCGACATGCGATCCCACGCTCGGCGCTCCCTATCCGACACCATGAAGGCCAACGCCACGGTGTCTGGTAGGACGAGCATGAGAGTGACTGCGGGGTACTCGATGTCACGGGCGCGCTGTCGCGCTCTG